CTAAAATTTTAGAATTTCAGACATTCTATCAGTGGCTTTAATCTGCATTTCTTTTGTAACATGAGAGTAGATATTCATTGTTGTTCTTATATCACCATGACCTAGACGCTCTTGAATAGTTTTAAGATCAGTATTTTGTTGTAACAATAAAGTGGCATTAGTATGTCTAGAATCATGAAATCTTATTTTTTTATTTATACCACACTGTTTTAGTACTTTAGGTAGTTTGTTAGTAAAATACATAGGATGAACATGTTTACCATCACACCATTTAAGAATAAAATCATAATTCTTATCATTAAAAACATTAGTTTTGTAAAATTCCCCGTATGTAGCAGCTTGCCTTAACTGCTTTTCTTTTAACTCAACTAATAAATTTGTTAAATCATCAGATATAGTAAGGACTCTATAACTATCGTCATTTTTTAAACTCCCAACATATACATGACCATTACTATAGATCATATTATTTGATATTTTAATAACTTTGTCTTTAAAATTAATATCGGACCACTCGAGCCCGCAAAGTTCCCCACGTCTTAAACCAAGTTCTAAAACTATTCTTAGACCTATAAAAAATATATAATCATTTTCTTTATCTAAATTTAAATGGTTAAATATTGTATGAATATCATTTTGATCTAATGTATCAGGTATAAATTTATCTCTTTTGGGTCTTTCTACATATTTACATGGATTGTCTCTAATTAATTTCCATACTAAAGCTCTATTCATTATAGTTTTTAATAAGGTGTATATAGCTTGCATCGTAGCGCCACTAATATTATTCTCAGCTTTTATAGTAAATAACATACGTTCTACATTATAAGGTTTAATATCCACAATGTTCATGTTGCCAATGTAAGGTATTAAATAATTGTTTAGAATCTCTCTATATCTATTATAAGTTGATATTTTGCGTAACGGCTTAACATATTCATCAAGCCATTTCAATGATACTGTAGCCATTGTTACTTTTTTAGGTTCCACATATCCTTCATTTTCAAAATCGCATATAGCTTGTGACAAAGCCTTACTAGCCTCCCCTTTAGTCTTAAACCCTCCTTTCGATTTATATTTCTTTTTTCCATCAATTATTCCCAAGAAGTATTGATAGGACCAGGTATTACCCCTTTTTCTTATACTTCCTTGCATAATAGTACCTCCCTTTGAACTTATGTTCGATAAAAAAATAAAAAAATATATACTTAATTTAAATTAAGTCAAATTTAAGTTTTAGTAATTCTACGGGTATGTTTTCGATAGTACTAATTTCATTTATTGTATAACCATAATAGTTATTTAATAAACTATCTGGAATTAATAAATTAGCAGCAAAAAAGTTAGCCTGCCATTCAAATTTACTTGTTAGCAATAAAGTATTATTCTTCATAAAATAACAATTTTGAGTTTTATGAAGAATAGCATGACCAAGTTCGTGCGCTAACACTATCCTTTTTAGTGCTTCATCAAGAGAACTATTAATAAAAATAGTTTTAGTTTTCTTAATGTACATATAGGCACCAAGTTTATCGCCTAATGGTCTTTCTATTATAACTACGCCTAAGTAATCAGCTAACTCACAAGGGTCACATGTATCGTATTTTTCTGCTAATTTATTAATTATATTTAATATTATTTTTTTCATAATCCCCATCCCCTAACGCTATAAATAATTATTTTTTATACTTCTTGGGGGTGTATTTTTCTTTATTTCTAACTTTTATTGTCTTTAGTGCAAATTCTAAAGCATCCTTAAATAATTCTCTATTTTCATCATCTAATTCATCACCATCAAAATAAAGTGGACCATCTTCTTGGTTATCAAGTTTTTTCATTATAGTATCCAAATCTTTAGATATATCTTTATAGTCTTTAGATGTTAGTTGTTTTGAAGTAGATGAAGTTTTATTTTCACCATAATTAAAGAAATCATTTACGGATACATCTAAAGCATCAGCTAACTTTTTTAAAGTCCCCATTCTAGGATTCGTGGACGTACCTGTTTCTATATCAGAAATAGTACTGGGGCCTACACCACTTTTATCAGCAAGTTCCTTAAGTGTTAGATTATTTTTCTCTCTTAAACTTCTTAAAAATTCACCTGTATTCATTCTTTATCTCCCTTTTATTTCGGTTTACAGGAATATAATAACATTTAATTTCGGTAAAGTAAATAGTAATTTACAGAGAAGCGAAGAAAATCGAAGATACAGCGAGTTATTTTCCTTTAATAACCGTTATTCCGTATAAAAATGTTTGCTTAAACGGAATAACGGATGTATTATAAGAATATAAATTACGGATAACCGTTTGAAGGGAAGTGAAATTATGAACAATAAGATAAAAGAAACAATTCAAAAAAGGGGTATGAAGACTACTTATGTTATAGAAAAGGTAGGTCTATCCACTTCGTCATTTTATGAAATTATGAACGGAAAAGCGGTTCCAAGTCTTATGAACGCTCGTAAAATTGCAGATGTTTTAGAAGTTCCACTAGATAAACTTTTTCCGGAAGATGATTTTAAAAAGGAGGATTAATTTTGGAAGATTATTTATTAAGTGTTGCAGAAACTGCCAAAAGACTTGGTGTAGCTAGTAATAGAAATTTTGTTTATGAATTAATAGAAAAAGGATTATTAAAATCTATAAAACTTAAAAGCCTTAAAATACGAAATTCGGAAATAAATAGATTTTTAGAATGGGCAGAAGGAAAGGATTTATCAAATTTAAACAATATAAAAGAATTAAATTAGTATTCAAGCAGCTCCAACGTGAGGGTAAAAAAAGATAAGGGAAGTGTAAATTGTGATATCTAAGTTTTTAAAAGAATTAAAACAAAGTTTAACACAAGATGAATTTAAAGAAGTTCTAATAATTGCAACTCAAGACATCCTGTTTAACAATGTAGGTTTTAAAAAGCTAACTAAGGAAAAAGAATTTATCGAGATATGCAAGAAGAGTTTACTCCTATTAAAAAGTAGACAGGCATGTGGAGAGGGGGTGTAAAAAATGAAAGCAATTAAGATTAAAGGAAAAATCGTTGAAATGGATTTTGAGCAGTGCTACTGCCAGTTTGCACCGCTCAGAAATAAACTAGTTAATCAATTTTGGTATATGCCTATTGAAAAGGAGGACTTAATGCAAGAAGTAGACCTCAATTTCTTTAAAGCATATAAAAGCTATAATATCGACTCAGGATTCGAATTTATAACAGTAGCCTATAAGAGTATCATAAACAGTCTGTGGAAATTAAACAATAAGTTTCATACTAAAAAAAGACAAAGTTATGAAGGGGTAGTTCATTTAAATGAATTATCACAGACAGCAGATAATCCAAGTGAATTAATAGATTTATTAGTTCAAGAAGATAATTTTGTGGATGATTTACATTGTAAATTAGCATTTAGTAATATCCTTAAAAAAATAAAAAGAGAAGATAAGGTAAAAGCTATAAATCTTTTAAGGTTTGGATATAAACAAAGGGAAATTGCTGAAATGCTTGGATGTAGCCAAATACAAATATCTAGATTTAAATGTGAATTTAAAAAGTTATTTATAAATGAAATGTGTGGGTAAAATAATTAATAAAGGGATATATTAGTAAATAGTATTATGTAGTTCTTATTAAAGGAGGAAAGAAAATGAATAAAGTTTTAAAAGAAGTAAATAAAACAATAGACAGTAGAGAGGTGGCTGAAATGCTAGGAAAAGACCACAAATATGTATTAAGAGATATTGAAGGGACGGATAAAGTAGTTGGAATTATACCAACTTTAACGAGTGCAAACTTGAACCCGTTGGAATATTTTATTAAAAGCACATATGTGGATACGAAAGGTGAAACAAGAAAATGTTATCAAGTAACTAAAATGGGATGTGAAATGTTAGGTAATAAGCAACAAGGGGAAAAAGGCATACTGTTTACAGCTAGATACGTTAAAAGATTTAACGATATGGAAGAAGGATTAAAAAGTGGACAAGCGACAATATTAGGTCCAAAAACAAAGGAAAAAGAAATTGAAGCAAGATTTATAAATGCTCAAGTAAGAAAAGCTAATATACTTTTAAAAATTGCAGAATCAATTCCAGTGGAAAGTTATAAGCAAGTGCTTAAATCTAAAGCTACAGAGGTTTTGAATGATGGACAAGCATTGATACCATTGCCTAAATCGGAGAGAAAAACATATAGTGCTACAGAAATAGGTCAAATGATAGGAATAAGCTCTAATAAAGTTGGAGCATTAGCAAATAAAAATAATCTTAAGACAAAAGAATATGGAGAGTTGGTTTGGGATAAGTCACCATATTCAGCTAAAGAAGTACAAAGTTTTAGATATTATGATGAAGTTGTTCCAGTGTTAAAAGAAATATTAAGATGATTTTAAGGTGTGAGTAAATGGAGTACTGCAAATAAAAAGGTGATAATACTGCAATATCATCACCTGGAGCTCCAAACGGATACTCATAGCCTAACATGACTATAGAGTATCCTAAAAGCTAATAAAAATCAAGTGGTAAAGGGGATTTTATATTATGAAATACGAGGGAATAAAGAAGTTAATTGAAAATGTTATAGACAATGAATTTATGCATGTACAAGAATCAGAGGAAAGACGTTTTATAGATACAGATAAAGAACAAATGGAACTTACTGAGGAGTCAGAAAAATTACTTAAGCAATTGCATGAAAATATTCCAGAAGAGTATCAAAAATTACTAGATGATTATAGCAGTGCTGTATTATATGAGTGGGTAAATATGTGTAGATTCTATTTTAAAGAAGGTGTTAGAGCTGGTACTACTAATCTTGAATTTCTAAAAGAAACTAAGCTTATGAGTTATATGTAGGAATAGTATGGAAACATATAAATGTTGAAAAGGGGGAATATACTATGTATGGTAACATTGAAAAATATAAGTTTTTCAAATATAAAGGAAAAATATACGGTGTATTTGAAACAAGTTTTAAAAATAAAAATTTTAAATGTGCTAGATACTTTAAGGATGGGTTAACGATATGTATTATAAATTCTAACCTAACAAATAGTGAAAAATCAAAGAAGCTACACAAGTTAATAAAAAGTAAGAGTTTCAAGAATGGCTTTACAAGCATATTAAGTCTAAAGCAACAGTATTCTAAGTTCATGTAATAATATTTTTAAATTAGAAATAGAGAGAAAAAAATAAAATAATATATCAGTAAACAAATTAGTGAGAGGTAATATAAATGGCAGAAGTGAAATGGATAAAGATAGTTACAGATATTTTTGATGATGAAAAGATATTGCTTATTGAAAGTCTTCCTAGTGCTGATGGTATATTGGTTATTTGGTTTAAATTATTGTGTTTAGCTGGTAAGAACAATAATAAAGGTGTATTTACTTTAAATGACAGAATAGCTTATACAGATGAAATGCTAGCTACAATATTTCGAAGAGAGCTTAATACCGTTAGATTAGCTTTAGGTACATTTGAAAAGTATGGAATGGTTGAAATTGTGAGTGATGTTATAACCATTCCTAATTGGGACAAGTACCAAACTTTAGATGCTTATGAAAAACGCAAGGAGAGGGATAGAGTTTATCAAAAAGAAAGACGAGAAAAGCAAAAATTACTTGTGGAAAGTACAAAATCGACCGATACGTCGACCGATTGCTCGTCAGACGTCGTTGCCCTAGAAGGAGATATAGAAAGAGATATAGATATAGAAGAAGAAAGAGATATAGATATTAATACTATATCTAAAGATATAGTTAGTAGCACTTTCGTGCAACGGTTATTAGGAAAATGGAACTCTCTTAATCTAACTTCTAAATTAACTAAAATTACACCAGGAACTAAAAGACATAAGATGTTAAAAGCTAGAATTAAGCAATATGGAGAAGATGAAATTTTAAAGGCAATAGATGAAATACCTAAGAGTAAATTTTTAATGGGCAGAATTAAAGATTTTGAAATAACCTTTGATTGGTTTATATGTCCTAACAACTTTTTAAAAGTTTTAGAAGGTAATTATGTAGATAAGGAGGGTAGCTATGGAAACAATAACGGATCCAATAAAGAGGATACTGGCAACTATACAGGAGTTAAAAGACAAGCCGACATACATGCACCAGTACCAACGGAAGAAGAACTCCGAAGAGCAGAAGAAGAAGGACTCATTGATTAACTGTGAAATATGCAACGATACAGGATTTACAGTATATAAAGACGAGAAAGGTTATGACATGTACAAGCCATGCAAGTGTATGCAGATGGCTAAAGTCCAAAGAATATGGGAACAGAGCGGCATTAGTGTGAATGATATAGATAAAACATTCAAGAACTTTGAAGCATGGAACCAGGATATTAAGGATATGAAGGACAAAGTTACAAGCTATCTTATACAATTCGATAAAATCAAGAATGACAGGAATAACAGTATATTGTTAAGTGGTAAAAGTGGCTGTGGGAAAACACATTTAAGTCTAGCATTAGCTAATAACCTACTAAAGAAAAAAGAGGTCGCAGTAGTTTATATGCCTTATAGAGATATAATAACGAGCCTTAAGCAGAATATGCTTGATGAAGATTATTACAGAAAGACTTTAGCTAAATACCAAAAGGCAGAAGTGCTGCTTATTGATGATTTACTTAAGGGCAAAATAACAGAATCAGATGTAAACATAATGTTTGAATTAATAAATTACAGATATCTTAATAGACTACCAATGATTATAAGTACAGAGTATGGCCAAAGAAAGTTACTAGATTTTGATGAAGCTATAGGGAGCAGAATTTACGAGATGTGTAAAGGGTATGTAGTCGAGATTAAGGGAAAAGGTAATAACTATAGATTAAGATAGGAGAAGATCAATATGATAAATACATTTAAGAGCAAAGAAGAATTAGAAAAGGAAAAGAATATTCAGCTAGATTGTGAAATTGAAAAAATGTTTGAAAATTACCCAGGTATTGCAGCTGAAAGAGCATTAAGGATCATAAAAGGGAATATGGAAAAAGATGATAGATTATGTATCAGTAATAACTTTATTTCACTAAAAAGAATACTAATCAAATACTATAAAATGCTAGAGCATTATAGAGATGAGAAAAGGGAGGCTAAAAAGACCCTAGAGTTAGATGTAACAAAGGAGTGTAGATTGAAATATGAGAATTATATACAAGTATTACAGGAAAGCATAGAGGAGCTTGAGAGTGCTATATTAAATTGTGGAGATGCCTTAATAAATGGATTCATTCCTTTGCTGGATAAGTATTTCACAGAGAATGAAGCAATACAGCTATTAAGTGGATCACATAGTCAAGCTATAAGGATAAGGGAATGGATTGATAAAAGGGAAACAGGAACAAAGAGTATAACTACTAGTTATATATTACATCATGTGGAATACAGATGGAGAAAAGGGCGATGTAAGGATTTTGTAGATTGCCCGGATTGGGAAATGCCTTTCTTTAATTGTTTGAGTAGTTACATGTTTAGTGAAATTAGAAAGAATCCTAAAATTCATCAAGAGCTATTAGATTTTCAAGAAGAATTATTTGGTGATTGTATGGTGAATATCACTAAGGATGATAATGGAAACATTATTAATGTTGAAAAAGTTATTCAAGAATTAAAAGCCACAGATCTAATAAAAGATTATCAAGGCAGTTTTATAAATAAATTAAAGAAAACAGATGTATTTAGTGATGAAGAGATTTATAAAATCAAGAGAGTTGATATAGGTGTATATAATATCATTGGAGAAGATAAATCAAGTATAGCTACAATATATAAAAAGGGAATTAAGTTTTAGTCTAGAAATAAGGTCATATGGGAGTACTGCTGCAAGGTAATATTCTCATATGACAATCATATAATAATGGGCGTGTAAGTATGGGAAAAGTAATGATAAATATACCATTAACAAAATATCTTAGTGAATTAACGAGAGAATTTGGTGGAATAAAAAAAGTTATATCACTAAAACAAAAGGTGGACAAGTATGGTAAGTAGTGATGCTCCTGGTGACATATCTGGTGAGGATAACGGAGAATTTAAAAATGAAATTGATTTTAGTGATTCTGATTTTTATATGAGACTTCCGAGATATGTATATATTAACTTTAATATCAAAAATGGTGAAATAAAGTCTTTAGAAGAGATTGTTAAAGATATTAAAAAGCTAGAAAATAAGAAAGATTAATTTATAAATATTATGAGAGGGCAAAGAATGAATATTAAAAGAAATATAGTTATTGTTTGTATCATAATAATTTTATTAACTATCAGAGTTAAAAGAGATAACGGTAATATAATAATACAATTTGGAGTTTGGCAGTTAGTAAAAGAGTTTTTGGAAAGGTAGATTTGTTCTTTGGAAATTGAATAGTGAGGTATTAACGATATATGTAAATCAAGTAATAATTAGTGTATAATTATTATCATATGAGTTAGTTATTTATTAAACTAATCGATAAATCAGAATTTACCAGGAAGGAGTTAATCTACAATGAATATAGATTGGAATTTTATACTTTCAGTAATTACTGTTATTGTTGCTATTTTTGCACTAATACAAACCCGCAAACAGATAAAATTAAGCAACAAACAGCATTTGTTCGATAAACGTGTAGAAAACTATCTCATTGCAATGGGACTAATACAGTTATATAGAAGTAACTATTTAAATTTTAATTATGAAGAAGATAAACCAATCTTTAGTATTGATTTAGATTTCAAATTTTTTACAAATAACAATTATTTAGAGCAAATCAGTTTTGCAATAGATAATCCACTAAAAGAGCCAGGTCATAAGGAATTATTAATTAAATTGGAGAACTTGAAGGATGTTGCGACTAAAATTAAGTTTTTGTTTTCTGGTAAGGAATCTGTTTTGTTGGGTGATTTTGTTTTACGTTATCAGGAATTGTTGTTCGCAATGTATCAGTACCAAATACTTTTAGATCACATGAATAGAGAATCTCAACAAAGCGTTGGAGAAAAACAATACAGAGTTAAAACTCAAGAGGCTTTTGATAATTTGAAGCAAGCAGACATTATGTTAAGAAAAGAAAATGTTGAAAAACAAATTAAAAAACAAATAAAGTTATACTAAAATAGCAATGCATTAAGAAGTAATTTAAATTACAGTTTATTAATTAGATCTTATTAGGTATAAAGTTAAATATTAAATTAAAGGAAATACCGTACTATTCAAATGAATATGCGGTATTTTTTATTCAAATTTAATGAAAAAGGAAATATAGTAGGTATGACTTATCATGATATGTATTTGAAGGAGGAGTGATTTTTAACTTGAATAAAGAACTATTTAGAAAAACAGAAGGAGCACTATATAATTATAAAACACTAATTGCAGAAGTAGAAAACTTAAAGATAGCAATAGCAGAAGAAGAAAAAGAGTATAAGGGATGTTCAGCTATGACTTATGAGGAAAAGACAGCTCCAACTAATAAGTTTAACTCCACAGTAGAAAATGAAGTAATGACTAAAGAGAAACAATTAAATAGGCTCAATGAAGAACTAAAAATAAAGCAACTATCAATTCAAAGGATTGAAAATGCATTGGAGCCATTAGTAGATAGAGAAAAAGAAATAGTTGAATTAAAATATTTTAAAAAGTTAAAAACATGGGAAATGGTAGGCGAGAGAGTAAATCTTAGTGGAGATTATTGCAGAAATTTAGGTAAGGACATAATCGAGAGAGTATCAAAGATATTATTCATAGAAAAATGTATATAAAATATATATATTATCTACGGATTATTTATGGATATTGGGTGTAATATAGTAGATAGGGAAGTAAAGTTCTTATGGATTCCCTCTATAAAATAAATAATTACCCTGCAGATTAAGTCTGTGGGGCAATGTGGAGATATAACCCTAATGGTAAGGGAGCAACTTGCTAAGTTGTTAGTAATCGAGTAATCGGTGTATAGGTTCAAGTCCTATTATCTCCGCCATTCCCCATAAACCCCAATATAGAGGCACTTATAGAAATATAGGTGTCTTTTATTGTATAATTATGGTAGGAGGGGTTGTAATGAAAAAAATAGGGAGTATTATAGGCTTAGTTTTAGTGTTGTTAATATTTTGGGACTTTTTCTTTAACAACATGGTATTACTTACAAAGTTTGGAGTATGGGCTACTAATATAATTATGAAGATATCTCAAAAGTTTAGCGAATGGTATACAGATGCTTTTATGAAGAGCATAGGACAATAACACCTGTTTACTTTATTTACAAATAGGAATAGAATTGTAAATATAAGGGGGTGAGAGAATGGACAAAAAATATATAAAGTACTTTGAAACGTTAGAAGTTGCAGGAGATAAGATTTTAAATTCGGCAAAGTATTTTTCTGGTGACCTTGGTATAACTTATAATGAAAGGTTAAGTCTAATTAATAAGGGATTAACAGAATATAGAGGTAGCTTGATTTTGCTCCAAAATGTAGACGTACCAGATTTGGTAAAAGCAGAACATATCAAGTTGGTAAATGAATGGAATAGGTTTATAAAAGTAACAGAGAATGAATTTGCTGAGATAACAAATAATAACAATAAACATAGGCTTAAAGAAATAGTTATAGAAACAGAGAATACAAGACAACCAATAATTAAAAACATAGTTAATGTATGCAATCTTATCGGAGATAAAATAGAAATAGAACTGAGAAAATAGTATTTAAGAACTCTATTAATTAGGGTTCTTTTATTTTATGCACAACATATTGTGTATCATGTGGACAAGTATACTATATATTGAAAGTGAGGTGGCATTATGGCCAAACTAACACCAAAACAAAAGACATTTTGTAGTGAGTATTTAATTGACTTAAATGCCACACAAGCAGCAATAAGAGCGGGATATAGCCCAGATAGTGCAAAGGAGATAGGTTGTGAAAACTTAACGAAACCTAACATACGCGCATATATAGACAAAGAAATAGCTAACAGATCTAAAAGAACTGGAATAAATCAAGATAGAGTAATAAGAGAACTTGCTAGGATAGCATTTGTTAATGCTAATGATGTTATAAACATGGATCAAGCAACCTTAAAAGTAGATGCAAGTGAAGATGATACTGCTACAATTGCATCAGTAAAGGTTAAAACTATACCAACTAAAGAGGGTGAAGGTGTTGAGAGGGAAATAAAGCTTGCTGATAAACTTAAAGCATTAGAGCTCTTAGGTAAGCATCTTGGAATGTTTAAAGATAATATAAATATAAATGCAAATGTTAATAGCACTAAGAAATTAGATTCAATACTAGAGCAACTAGGTGATGATGACAATGAGTGATGACTATAAATTATCACCTAAATATAAAGCATTTTTAAAGCATGAAGCACCAGTGGAGTTTCTAGAGGGGACAACAGCTGCAGGTAAAACAACAGTAGGAATACTTAAGTTCATGTTACAGGTTGCTAAGTCATCTAAGAAAATGCATGTTATAGCATCTAAGACAACAGGTGTATGTGAAAAGAATATAATCCAAAAGGAGTATGGAATAACTGATGTATTTGGAGACTTAGTTAAGTATAACGGTAATGGGGATAAGGATAATAAGATACCTCATATTAGATATCAAACACCTAATGGTGAGAAGATAATCTATATACTAGGTTATGATAACGCTGACAAATGGAAGATGGCCTTAGGATCACAATTTGGATGTGTACTTATAGACGAGATTAACACAGCAAGTATAGAGTTTGTAAGAGAGATATGTACTAGAAATGATTATCTTATGGCCACACTTAATCCAGATGATCCTAACTTAGATATTTATTCAGAATTTATTAATTGTAGTAGACCTTTAGAAAAATATAAAAAAGATGTACCAGTAGAAATATTAGAGCAACTCAATTCAGAAGAGAAGCCTAATTGGACCTACTGGTTTTTTAGTTTTAATGATAATGCATCTTTAAGTGAAGAAGATATAGAGAAAAAGAAGTTAAGCGCTCCTAAAGGTACTAAACTTTATAAGAATAAAATACTAGGACTTAGAGGAAGAGCTACAGGATTAATCTTCTCTAACTTTGAAAGAAAGCCTCATGTAGTTAGTAAAGAAGAAGTTAAAAAGCTAATAAGAGATAAGAACAACAAGAACCAGGAAGAGTATTTTATTATATTTACAAGTGGACTTGATACAGCTTATTCAAGTAATAGTCCTGATACTATATCAATGAGCTTTATAGGTATAACTAATAAGGGTAATTGCTATGTACTAGATGAAAAGGTATATAACAATGCTAAGTTAGCGGTGCCGATAGCTCCAAGTGATACAGTTAAGAATTATATAGATTTCTTAGAAAGAAATAGGAAAGAATGGGGCTTTGCTAAGGATGTATTTATAGATAGTGCTGACCAGGCTACTATAACTGAGTTCATGAAATATAAGAGGTTGAATGGATGTATTTATAACTTTAATAATGCATGGAAGAAAACAACCATTATAGATAGGATTAATCTTCAATTAGGATGGTTTGCACATAATCAATATTATGTACTAGAGCATTGCAAGGAGTACATCAAGGAATTAGAAACTTATTCATGGTTAGAGGATAAGGATAATACACCAGAAGATGCTAATGACCATATGGTTAATAGTACTCAATACGGATGGTTGCCTTATAAAGAGAAGATAGGGGTGAGGAATAGATAATGTTTGATAAGTTAAAGAATGGGGTGAGAAAAGCAATGAGAAGTTTTTTAAACATACAAGAAGCACCTAATTATAACTTTATGATTCAAGAAGGTATGAACTATGAGGCTAATGCTTTTAAGAATATGATTTGGTATAGAGGTGATAGTTATGAATTAAATCAATTGTATAAACAGGTGGCAAACTATAATTATTCATTCTGGGGTAGCGTACCTACTGTAGGATTAGAAATAAGAAAGATACACACTGGACTACCTAAGATAATAGTTAATCAGCTTGTTAATATAGTTCTAACTGACCTTAACATAATAGAATTTAAAGAGATAGCTAAGAATGACTTATGGAAAGACATTGTTAAAGAAAACAAGTTCAATAAGTTATTAGAGAGAGCTACCAGAGAGGCTTTGGTAGTAGGTGATGGTGCTTTTAAAATATCATTTGATTCTACTGTATCAGAGTTGCCTATATTAGAGTTTTATAGTGGTGAGAAGATAGATATTGTATATGACAGAGGAAGGGTTAAAGAGATAGTATTTCAGACCAACTATACAATTGATAAAGTAGTCTATACACTTCATGAAACTTATGGGTTTGGATATGTGACTTACAAGTTATTTAGGGGTGATAGTGAAGTTAATCTTAATAGTATACCTCAAACAGAAAACTTAGTTGATGTAACCTTTGATAAATCCTTTTGCATGGCAGTACCATATATGATTTATGAAAGTGATAAATGGGAAGGTAGAGGACAAAGTATATTTGATAGTAAATGTGATAACTTTGATAGCTTGGATGAAACTTGGTCCCAATGGATAGATGCATTAAGAGCTGGTAGAGCTAAGACTTATATTCCGGATGATTTACTACCAAGAAACCCTAACACAGGTGAGATATTAAAACCTAGCTATTTTGATAATAGGTATATTCAAACAGAAAAGTGTATGAAAGAGAATGTTGCATCTACTATAGATACAGAGCAACCTACAATACCTACAGAGAATTATCTATCAACTTATGTAACTGCATTGGACCTATGCTTACAAGGTATAATAAGTCCTTCTACACTAGGAATAGACAATAAGAAATTAGACAATGCAGAGGCACAGAGAGAAAAGGAAAAGACAACTCTATATACTAGAAATAAGATTATAGAGGCAATAAGTGATATGCTACCAACACTAATTGATTCAATATTTAAGGCTCATAGTACATGGATAAAGCAACCGATAGAAGATAATGTTATAGAGGTTAGTTTTGGAGAATATGCATCACCTTCATTTGAAGCAGTAGTTGAGACTCTTAGTAATCCTAATACACCTATGAGTATTGAAGCAAAGGTAGAAGAGATGTGGGGAGATTCTAAAACAGAAGAGTGGAAAAAAGAAGAGGTTGAGAGGATTAAAGAGCAGACTGGAATTGCAGTAATGGATGAACCTTCCGTACCGGGATATGATGAAGTTAATATAGATAACGAAAATAGTCTAGATGGTGAGATAGATGGATAAGAATAATTATGATATAAGAGCAATCTTTGAGAAGATGGAATTAGAATTAATATCTTCTATGAAGAGAGCTTTTTATTTTCATAAGAGAGAAGAAAAGAAGGAAGGATTCTCATGGGAACAATGGCAGCTAAGTAAGCTTAGAGCTTTAGAGAAGTACAGAAAAGAGAATAAGAAAATTATTGATAGTTATAGCGGACCAGTGCAAGAGTGTATTGATAGAGAGCTTCAGGGCAATTATAAGAAAGGTCAAAATAGAGTTACTAGAGCTATTAATAAAATAAGAGCCTTTCTAAGATTTAATAAAGGTGATGTAGATATTCCAGAAGATACATCAGAGAAACAAAAGGTAAGGGACTATATTGCTTCACTTACAGGAAGAAAACCTAGAGTACCTCAAGAAGAGAGTTTCTTTGGTGTAAATGAAAAGAAATTAAATGCATTACAAGATACAGTAACAAAGGATATAGGGAAAGCTAGTACTACAGTGTTAAGAAAAATGGATGATGTGTATAGACAAGTTATATATAAAGCTGAAATTAATATGACATCAGGAGTTAAGACATTAAACCAGGCTATAGACATGGCAACAAAGGAGTTTCTAGCTAGTGGTATTAACTGTGTAGAGTATAAAGATGGTAAGAGGGTTAATATTGCTTCATACGCTGAAATGGCACTTAGAACAGCTAGCCAAAGAGCTACATTCTTAGGTGAAGGTAGTAAAAGGGATGAATGGGGAATATATACCGTTGTTGTTTCAGCTCATGCCAATACTTGCGAGAAGTGTTTACCGTGGCAAGGTCAAATACTAATTGATGATGTGTTTAGTCATCCAAGTAAAGAATACTTAGAAGAGAACAAAGGTAAATATAAGTTAGTAAGTGAAGCAATAGAGGGAGGGTTATTACATCCTAACTGTAGACATACATTAACAACTTACTTTCCAGGTATAACTCAAGTACCTCAGGCACAAGATGAAGAAGAGGCCTTAAGTAATTATAAAGCTGAACAAGAGCAAAGATACATGGAAAGACAGGTTAGGAAGTGGAAGAGGTTTAGAGAAGGTACTTTAGATGAAAATAATAGAGCCATGGCAGACTCTAAAGTTAAAGAGTGGGAAAGTAAGTTACAAGAACACTTAAATAATAATAAACAACTTAGAAGAGATAGGATTAGAGAAGAGGCAGACATAAGAAGTATTCAAGAGATAAACTATAAGGCTGATTTAAAGCAATATGAAAATTATAAATCAGTTTTAGGGAATGAATCACCAAAAACATTGGAAGAGTTCCAGAATTTAAAGTATAATAATAGTAAGAGTTGGGATAGAGTTCAAACACAATATAATGATAAGCAAGTAGTTAATTTACTTAATGAGAACAATATAGAATATATTGAGAAAATGAGTGAAAAACAGTTTATTATTAAGAACTATAAGCCTAAATTAGAAGTTATGACATACCATGCTAAAGAAAATTTAATGAATAAATCAGATAGGGTAAATATGACATTAGAAAATGCACAAATGTTCATAGATAATGCTAAAGTAGTTATTTATGAATCAAATAGAAGAACAGTTAAGTTTATTTCACAAGACGGATATTCAGCTTTGAATCTAAAAAATGAGTTAGTTACTGCAGTTCCACAGAAGTGGAGAAATAAGTATAATAAATATATAAAGGAGGAATAGTATAATGCCATCAGCAGATTGTAAGAAGCATTGTCCATTATTAAATAGAAAAATTACAAGAGCCTACTGTATGGAGATTGGTGATGTAAGAAATGATGATATGGATATTGAACATATAGAAGATGAATTCAATATTGATGAAGCAAATAGAATATGTGAACAATGTGGTTGGGATAAAACCCCAATAGATTAATAAGCACTTACTTAGATAAAGAGTAGGTGCTTTTATTATGTTTAAAATTAAGGAGGAATGAAAAATGGAATTAAAAGAAACGATATCAATGATGAATAGTGAGGACTATAAGGAGAGATTCAAGGCTGAGTATTTACAAGCTAAGATTAGATATGACAAGTTAGATGCTATGACAGTGAAGTACGAAGCAGGTACACTTAATTTTATGCCTAGTTGTTCTTTGGAATTATTAAAAGAGCAAAAGAAGTATATGGGATGTTATATCAGATGCTTAAAGATTAGAGCAGAAATAGAAAAAATAGATTTGAAAGAAGTTGAGAAAAAAGCTTATGAAACAGCAGATAAAGAAGTTGTAATACCTTTAGGAAATATAGTAGGACTTGATAAATTAGCTAAAGGTATTACAGATGGGATTATATCAATTAAAGAACCAAATATCATAATATTGATAGATAGTAAAGAAATTGCCCTAATAGCTTTAGATCAACTTAGGGAAAAGCAAAGGCAAGCGAGTGTAAGGGTTATTAATATTTAAGTCTTAGGAAACTAAGGCTTTTTATTATGCCCAAAACTCTTAAGGCTCTAAACTGTGAGGAATAGCTGACGAGCTAAAACGGATTAGTGGACAACACTTAAAAATGGGAGGTAGTTTATTATGTTAAAAACAAAAATGTTAGTCAATTTAGGATTATGTAGGTGTCAACCATTACTTTCACCAGATGATGGAACTGGAGCTGATGGGACTGGTGGTGCTACTGAAGGGGGTGAAGGAAATCAACAAACTTCATCTATTGACTATGATAAGTTAGCGGATATCATCAATAAAGGTACTCAAAGTAAGGAGAATTCTATATTGAAATCTTACTTTGAACAACAAGGAATGTCTCAGGAAGATATTAACCAGGCTATTAAAGATTTTAAAACTAATAAGCAGACTAAAGCACAAGAGCAAACTACCACATTAACAACACTTCAACAGGAGAATGAACAGTTAAAGGCTCAAATAGTTAAAGCTAGAGTTGATGATGTAGCTTACAAGCAAGCTTTAGGACTTGGAATTGAAGCTAATACAATTCCTTATGTTACTAAGTTAGCCGACTTATCAAAAGTAACCAATGAAAAAGGTGAGATTGATGAAAATCTAATAACAGCTGCACTAAATAAAGTGTTAGAAGATGTACCTCAATTAAAAAGTGCAAATCAACAGAATAATAAAGGGTTCCAACAAATAGGTGCTGGAGCCAGTGGTCAAAAGTCAAGTACGGATGATGCTTTAAAAGCTGCATTCGGATTAAATTAATTAAATTTAGAGGAGATGATTTTTAATGGCAGTATATGATTACGCTGAACAATTTACAAACTTACTACAACAAAAATATGCAAAGGAACTTTGCTCTGATGACTTAACAAAGAGCAATTTAGGAGTTCAATTTATTAATGCACAGGTAATTAAGTTACCTAGAATGTCTTTAAGTGGATATAAGGACCACTCAAGAACACCAGGATTTAATGCTGGAACAATGTCAAATGATTGGGAAGCTAAGAAGTTAGCACACGATAGAGATATAGAATTCTTTATTGATCCAATGGATATTGATGAAACTAATTTAACTTTATCAGTTGCTAATATTCAAAACACATTTGAGACTGAGCAAGCTATACCTGAAAAGGATAGTTATAGATTTTCTAAGTTACATGCTGAGCTCACTACCCATAAAGCTTCTAGTATAGATTCTACAGTTATTGATGCTGCAGTATTCTTAGATCAGTTTGATGAATTCATGGCTAGAATGGATGAAGCGGCAGTTCCTCAGGAAGGTCGTATTTTATATGTTACTCCAACTATGAATAAAATAGTTAAGACTGCCCAAGGAATTGAAAGAAGTATAACAGTTACTACACCTAATAGCATTAACAGAAAAGTTCATAGTTTAGATGATGTAGCTATTAAGATGGTGCCAGCTTCTAGATTAAAGAGTAAATATGATTTTACAGATGGTTGTACTGCTGATCCAACAGCAAAACAGATTAACTTTATCTTAATACATCCGACTTGTGTAGTATGTAGAGATAAATATTCTTACATCAAGTTATTTACTCCTGGTACTGATTCAAGAACAGCTGATGGATACTTATATCAAAATAGAAATTATGGTGATCTATTCTTACTAGAAAAGAAGGTAGATGGAGTTGCCATGAACATACAAGCATAGGAGGGATAATATGAAGGCAAGTAAAGGAAATAAGGTTTATACAATAGATGAAACTCAAAAGAAATCTTATGTTGTACAAGGATTTGACATAATGGATGATAACGGAGAAATAATTCAACATGGAGCGGGTAAAACTGTTCCTTATGATAAGTATGCAGAACTAGAAGAGAAAGTTACAAAGTTAGAGAAAGAGAATAAAAAACTTAAAGAAGAAATTAAGGAATTAAAGAAGGGTGCTTAAGAGTATCCTTCTTTCTATTTAAGGATGTGATCAGATGTTTTATGTAGATGAAAACTATTATAAAACTACTTATGTAGGAGAATTTAGTGAGGAGCCTAGACTTAAAAGTTTATTAAGTAGAGCTTCAAGACAAATTGACTCCATGACATATAATCGTATTGTCGGTATTGGATTTGATAATTTAACAGAGTTTCAAAAGTCTTGTATAAAAGAGGCTATATGCTTACAAGTAGACTTCGTAGGAAGGTATGGGGAATATATAGATACCCCTCTTAGTGGCTATAGTATAAATGGTACTTCACTTAGTTTTAATACTGAGTCATTAAACGGAGTTACTACTACAAGAGAAATAGTAAATATCCTGAAACAAACAGGACTTACTTGTAGGAGGATTTAATTATGGGATTTAAATTACCATTCCCTAAATGGACTTTAGTAACTCCAATAAAAGTATATCAGACATATACCAATGAAGATGGTGAGCCTGTAGAGACTCTTATTTTTGATGATAAGTGTAATTACTCTGAATCTACTAAAAGAGTTAGAAATGAGAATGGTGAGCTTGTAACATTAGTAGGTAAAGTGATATGTATAGGAGATATAGCACCTCAACACAACAGGATAGAAGGTTATGTTGAGGTTAATGGAGTTAAGATTAATATATATAAATCTGCTAGACCACGTAATCCGGATGGCTCTATTTTCAGTACAGAATTGGAGTTAGGATAATGAGTGTAAAGGTAACAGTTAAATTAAATCAACAGAAGATTAATACTTTAGTTGAAGCTCAGAAGAAATCTTTGGAAATGACAGGTGATGCAACTAAAAGTGATATAGTAACTTCTGCTGTGGTACCTAAACAAACTGGAGAACTTGAAAGAAGTGGGTTTGTAGATACTTCTCAAATAGATAGTGGTAAAGTAGGGATTATATTTGATACCCCATATGCTCGTAGGCTTTATTGGCATCCAGAGTATAACTTTCGTAAAGATAAGAATGTAAATGCTCAGGGTAAGTGGATGCAGGACTATATAGATGGTGATAAAAGAAAATTGATAAGGGAAAATTATAAAAAATTCTTAAAAATGCTTAGTAAGGGGTTGATAAAGTAATGTTGCTAAGTGAAGTAAGAGAGTTTTTAAAAACTAAAGTAGAATGTCCCCAGTGGTATATTGGAAAGATAGATAATAGCAAGGAACAATGTATAGGAATTTATGGAGTGGTAGGTCCTACCCCTAGAATAGCTATAGGAGGTTTAGAAAATACCTCGTATAATACTAAAGCTGTATCTATACTAATACATTGGACTAAGAATTGTAACACTGCTGAAATAAAAGCAAAGGAAGTTTATAATTCTTTATTCGGCCAGGATGGCACCATAGGGGGTAAAAGAATAATTAAGTTTGATATGAGGACACCAGAGCCAGTAGAAATAGGTACTGATAGCAATGGTGTCTTTGAATTTGTAATTGAAACAGTAATTTATTATGAAAGGTAGGTAATTATATATGTCATTTAGTGGAGTATTTCCAGTATATAATTTAAAGTTTAAAATTGGTACAAAAGGTAAGGAAAGTACAACACCAATAGATATGGCTGTAATAAAAGATATGGAGACATTCTCTCTTAGTATTGATGGTACTGTGGAGGAATGGACACCAATGGATACAGCAGGTTGGGCAAGAGCGTTAATGACAGGTAAAAAATTTAGTGTAGGTCTTAATGGAAAAAGAAATGTAGGTGATCCAGGTAATGATTATGTAGCGGCTACAGCTTGGAAGGATGGATTAGACTGTAGTACAAAAGGAGAAATAGAGTTCCCAGATGGTGCTAAGTTAACATATGACTGTGTTATAAATGTTAAGAACGTAGGTGGTGGAGATAGTACAAATGTTGCACCACTTGAATTTGAAATGCAAGGTGATGGTAAACCAGTCTATACACCAGCACCAGTAATACCTTAATAGTATAAAATAAAGGAGGATTAACACAATGGCAAGAGTATATGATATTATACAGAGGTTAGAAAATGGTAATCAAAAACCAGTGGTAAGAGTAGATACGGAGCATGAATTTAAAATAAATAATTCAAAAGCAGCGGCATTTAAGATTATGGCCATAGCGGAAGATGAAACAATAAAGGATCATGAGAGACTCGAAAATATAATTAAGGTAGCTTTAGGTAAAGAGGAATTTAATTATATAGAGAGCTTAGAATTAAGTATGCCAAGTTACAATATTATAGTTAATGTAATAATGGCAGCTATAAGTGATGTAGAATTAGAAGAGATTGAAATTGAGGCAAAGAAAGCTAAAAAATCTCCCAGAAAATAAATGGTATGATTTATTTGAGGACTTTGATTTAATAGAAGCAAGTTTTGCAATGCAATATAATATAAGACTTAGAAATGATGATATGACCTGGAGCGAATTTTCAGCATTATTAAAAGGAATAATGCCAGAAACACCTCTAGGTCAAATCGTTTCTATTAGAAGTGAAGAAAATAAAAACATGCTTAAGAATTTTACCAAAGAACAACATAAGATAAGAAATGACTGGAGAAGTAGAAATAATAAGGTTAGAGATATGTCGGCAGAAGAGAAGGAAGAAGAAATTAAAAAAGTACAAGAAATATTTTCAAAAGCTTTTGGATAGTATATACTTAAATTAACAAAAATGTTAGTGAGGGGTATATGTATGCAAGACAGAAGTTATAAAGTAGAATTTTTACTTTGTGTATTTGGTGGAATGCTTGGATTCCATAAATTTTATGAACGAAAATATGCTCAAGGGATATTATATTTATTTACTATGGGATTATTTATTTTTGGTTGGTTAATGGATTTAATTAAGCTTTATAAACCTGCCTTTGTTTATGATGAAGAAGAACTTAAAAAATATAGTGAGTATTTAATACAAAGTAATCATGAAAGAGAAATCCAAAAACAAAAACAAGAAATTGAAAAGCAAACTAAAAAGCAAAATAAAATAAATAAAATGGTAGGATGTCCACGTTGTGGAAGTACTGATATAAAAGTAGTTACTGATAGTTTTGGAAATATAAAAAGTGATGGTAAACAAGGAATATTATCAGGAAAAAGTAAAGAAAGAGGATATATTGTAACTTCAACTTATCGTATTTGTAGACAGTGTGGAAAAAAAATGAAATAGTATAAGAACTATTAAGCACTTAGAATAAAATCTAGGTGCTTTTTTAATTCAAGAAAGGAGGGAGTACATGAGTGATAGTGTAGGAAAAATTAGCTTAGATTTAGAGGTTAAAAGTGATTTAGGAAAGCAAATAAGTTCTATGAGTGGACTTATAGCTAAGAATTTAAAAACATCATTAAATTCAGGTACAAAGTCTATGTTTGATGGAATGAAAAAGAGTGCTAATGATGGAGTTAAATCTTTAGATTCTGGTGTAAAATCTACTTTAAAAAGAATGAAAAGCAATCTTAAAAACACAATGAAATCTGTTTTTGAATCAATGAAAGAAGTGAAGATGCCACCTATAAAATTTCCTAAGATGGATGTAGTGAAACCTAAGACTACTAATATTCCAAAAGCAAATACTAGAAGAGGTCCACCAGAAGATATTGAAAAACTAAAGGATATGAAAATAGGCAAAATTCAAACCTTAGATATAACGGATAGGCAAATAGATAATTTAAGAAATAAATTAAAAACTCTTAATGATCAACTCAATAATACTTTTAATACTAAGGGGAAAAATAAGTTAGAGGGAACTATATTATCGACCGAAGCTAGAATGAACTCTTTAATTGAAAAATCAATAAAGTTAGGTGCAGAAATAACAGAACTAGACTCAAAAATAATGGGAGCAGGGACAAAATCAAATGGTATAGGTATTACATCTCAAAATATAAGTAAATTAGGAAGAAATGCAGATGGAGCTAACGGAAGAATTGGTAGACTTTCAAGTTCATTAACTCAACTAGGGTTTGGGGCAAAAAGAACGTCAAGTCATTTAGGTGGCACAAATAGCCAATTAAAAATGATTATAAGGTCTATGATTACGTGGGGAATGATATTCCCATTAGTTATTAGAGGTATAACAGCTATGGCCACATCATTAGGTCAATCACTTATGACTAATCAACAATTTGCTAATTCATTAGCTCAAATAAAATCTAATTTAATGGTTGCATTTATGCCTATATATCAAGCTATACTTCCTGCTATTAATGCATTAATGAGTGCGTTAGCTACAGCTACAACTTACATTGCTAGTTTTATAAGTGCTATATTTGGAAAAACATATCAACAGAGCGCACAAGCAACTCAAGGGCTTATAGGCGCTAAAGCAGCTATGGGGGCTTATGGTAATGCTACGGAGAAAGCTGCAAAACAAGCGAAGAAAGCACAAGGTAGTCTTGCTGGGTTTGATGAAATAAATACATTAAATATGGATAATGGTGCTGATAATGCTGATGGTGGAAGTGGTGGAGGTGGCGGCGGTGATATACCGACGTTGGTAGCTCCACCACTTGATATAGCTCCAGTGGATAACGCAATGGCTGAATTAACTCAAAAGGTTAAAAAGGTATTTGCGACAATATTTCAGCCTTTTAAAAATGCTTGGGCAAAAGATGGAGCTAGTGTGATGGCTGAGGTTAAAAGGGCAGTTGAAGCTACGAAAGATACATTTAAAAACTTTTATAATGTTTTATCAACTCCACCTGTGCAACTATTTATAGAGAATATTGCAAGAATAGGATTATCTTTAATTAAGTTAGCACTAAGTATTTATAGAGAATTTATATTGCCTATAATAAATTGGTTTATAAGTCTTCTACCTGGAGCAGCCAATGGACTAAATCCTATTTTGGATGCAGTAAGAAGATTTATTGACTACTTAGCCTCTAATGGGGAATTACTTAGATGGATTTGCAGTTTGATATTAGGCATTGTAGTTGCATTTAAATCTTTTAGTATAGTTAGTGGAGTTATAGTCATGATTCAAGGATTTATTGGAGTAGTAAAATTGGTTGGAGCAGTAATAGCTGGAACTGTATCATTAGGAGTAAGTGGGATAGCTGTAATTATAGCAGGTATAATTGGATTAATAGCTATGTTTGTAGCTTTATATGCAAGTAGTGAAAGTTTTAGAAATAAGGTTAATGAAGTATGTTCTGCTATTATGGAGTTTTTAGCGCCGGCATTTGAATTTTTAAAAGAGAAAGCAATGGATGTATGGAATAATGCACTAGTACCCTTTGGAGCTTTCTTAATAGATTTGTGGAAGACTGTATTAGCACCTTTGGCTAAGATAATAGGAGAGATTTTAGTAATAGCTTTCCAGGCTGTAATGGATATTGCTAAGAGCTTATGGAGTAATGTGCTAAAACCATTAGCTGACTTTATAGTTAGTATATTCATAAAAGCTATACAAGGTATAATAGAAATTTATAAAGCTTGGAAACCAGTTATACAGGTAATTATAGATATTATATTATTTTTATGGAATAATGTTTTGAAGCCATTGGTTAAATTTATTGTTAGTGTATTTTTAAGTATCTTCAAAGATGCATTTAAAACAATAGGAAGTTTAATAGGTGACCTTAAGAGAATATTTGGTGGAATAATAGATTTTATAACTGGTGTATTTACTGGAAATTGGGCAAAAGCATGGAGAGGAGTTACGGATATATTTGGTGGAATAATGGGCGGATTAGGGAAAATACTAAAATACCCATTAAATGCAGTAATATCATTAATAAATGGTGCAATAGGTGGAATTAACAGTTTATCAATTGATATTCCTGATTGGGTCCCAAAGTATGGTGGTAGTCACTTTGGTTTAAGTATACCTAAAATTCCTTACTTAGCTAAAGGAGGAATACTTGATAGTCCTACACTTGCTATGGTAGGTGAAGCAGGGAAAGAGGCTGTAGTACCTTTAGAAAATAATACTGGTGGCTTAGACTTACTGGCTAGTAAGTTACTTGAAAGAATGCCACAAGGAAATTCAGATAATGGATTTGGTGATGGAGATTTAATTCTTCAGATAGATGGATCAGTAATTGGTAAGGTAGCACTAAAACAACTTAGAAAGATGCAAAGACAAGGAAACTTAACACTAATACCAACATAGAAGGAGTGGTAATATGCTTAAGATTAATGGAGTGGCTATTGCTGCTCCTAGTGCTTATGAAGTGACAATTCAAGACTTAGACGGAGAAAGTAACAGAGTTGCAGCAGGGTATATGGTTAGAGATAGGATAGCAGTAAAAAGAAAAATTAATTTAGAATGGCCACCATTAAGCCAGGGGGAAATATCAACACTACTAAATGCAGTAAGTAGTGTTTTTTTTACGGTTACTTTTCCGGATCCACAACAAGGGATGATAACCAGGACAATGTATGTAGGTGATAGAACTGCTCCAGCTTATCAATATAAAAATGGAGAAGTAAAGTGGAGTAATCTAAAAATGAACTTTATTGAAAAATAGAAAGGGGTGAAAACTAATTATGTATATTACAAGTGAAGATTACAAATTGGAAATAAAGAAACCAAGTAGATCCTTTGAATGTAAAATAACTATAGGTAACAATATATATACGAATGATGATATAGTAGATATTATTTTAGAAACTATACAACCAGGTGAAGGATTTAGCATTGGTAACACACCTTCGCAAACTTTAGATTTAACACTTTTAAATAGGGGGGATATTGTTTATTCTACTAGCCAGGTTAAAGTTGAAATAGGATTAAATATAGGTCCAACGATAGAATATATATTGTTAGGATTATTTAATATTGATGATATAGAGAAAACAGACTATACAACTAAAATAATAGCATATGATAACATGATAAGGTTTGAAACTCCATACTTTAGTAATTTGACTTATCCAGCTAATTTACAACAAGTAGTTAATGAACTTGCAACTAAAACAGGAGTACAATTTACAGGAAGCCTTCCAGCTTATACAGTTAAAAAGTTGGAAGGCTTCACTTGTAGAGAGATACTTGGATATGTAGCTTCTCTATGTGGAGGTAATGCTCTAATTAATAGGGAAGGAAAGTTTGCTATAGTTACACCTAAGGATATAGATTACTCTATTACTCCAGATAACTATATAGATTATAAGAGAGAAGAAGTTAAATACAAAATAGGTAAGATAACTTGTCAAAATGAAGATAAGGAAACAATTAGTACAGGAAATTTAGGTATTGATTCTATGGAACTTCTTTTTGAAAATCCATGGGTAACACCGACCATATTAGCAGATATTTATAATAAACTAAAAGGATTTGAATACCTAGGTTATAACATGAAATGGCAGGGAGATATATCTTTAGATATAGGAGATACAATCACTTGTACAGATGTTAAAAGTGTAATAAGGAAGATTCCTATTTTAAGTCGGAAATTTACCTATAATGGTGGATTAACTTCTGAGATAGGAGCAAAAGGAGAAACTAAAAATAAGAATAGCTTTAACTCTAGTGGAAGTAATTCAAACAAAGTGGACAGAATGGTTACAGAGCTTCTGTTAGTAAATGAAGCATTAATAGATAAAGCTAATATTCAAGACCTTACTGCAGTAAATATAAAAACACAGAAACTTGAAACTAAGACAGCTGAAATAGAAAATGCAATTATAGGAAAGGCAGATATAGAAGACTTAGATGTCATTACTGCAGAAATAGAGAATTTAGTGGCTACAGATGCGACTATAAATAAGGCTCTTATAGACAAAGCCAACATAACTGATTTAGATGCAAGCATAGGAAGAATAACTGACTTAGAATCAAAGTTTGGAAAGATAGATATACTTGAATCGGATTTAGCTAAAATTGATACTCTTGTAAATGGTCAACTAACTAGTGATAATATTCAATCATTAATTCTTACCTCAGATAAAGTCACTGTAGACAATGGTTTTATCAAAAATGCCATGATAGAGAACTTAGATGTAAGTAAAATTAATGCTGGAGATATATCTACTAATAAATTTAAGATAAAATCTGATAATGGTGGCATTGAGATAGTAGGAGCTACCCAACAATTTAAGGATAAAAATAACAGAGTTAGAATACAAATGGGTCAAGATACTCTAGGTAATTTTAACTTTATTTTACGTGGAGAAGATGGTACAACTACCCTTATAGACCACACAGGTATTAAAGAAAAGGCTATTGCAAATGACTTAATAAAAGGAAATATGATAGCTGAAAATGCGGTAGGTGGTAAGCAGATAGATTACAATAGTTTCACAGAAGAATTTAATAAAGATACCAATACAAATACTTTGAAATCTTCTAAAGTACTACTAGATGGAACTAATCAAACTTTAAATTTAGCCTTTAATACACTTAATAGTACAGTAAATGGAGTCAAATCCACTACGGAAAGCAATACTACAGCTATTAAGGTTCAACAAGGGGAAATAGAAACATTAATAAGTAATACTACTATTACAAAAGAAAATGGAGAAGTTGTGCAATTAAAAGATGAATATAGCACAACAAAAAATACTGTAAATGAAATTAGTGGGAAAATAGGTACAGTAGAGCAAAATATCACTGATATATCTGAAAAAGTAGAAACAACAGAATCTAGCATAAAACAATTAAATAATAGTATTTCTTTAAAGGTTAGTAAAAGTGAAGTTGAAACTACAGTTAATAATGCTATAGATGAGGTTGAGGTTGGGGGACGGAATTATGTTAAAAAGTTGGGAGGAGATACTTACGATTTAAATAGTGTGTATGGTTCTGATAAACTAAATACAGTCGTCGAAGATATAAGTAATAAGAAATGGTTGCGTGTTCTGGGGATTGTTCAGTTAAGGTTGGCTAGTATATCAATTCAACCCAACACCATATATACTTGGAGTTTTAATGTATATACAACTGGTAATAATAATAGTATTATTTGTCGTGAATGGGATGGTGTATCTTATGGAGCTAAAACGTATACCATATCTACAACGCCAACAAAAGTTTCACACACCTTCATATCAAACACCACGTCAGTATATGAGATATTACACATAACCGGTCTATTATCCACCGACGCTTATTATTTTTCAGACTTTATGTTAGAAAAAGGAAACAAGGCCACTGATTGGACACCTGCACCAGAAGATGTAGATGAACAATTTAATGATGTTTATAATCATATAAGTAATGAAACACAAGAAATTACTAAAAATTACGAAACAGCTATAGATCAAAAAGCTGATAGTATAACACTTTCTGTTTCTGAAAGCTACTCAACAAAAGATGATACTAGTTCATTAGAAACTTCATTGAAGTCTTTAATAGAGCAAACTGCAGAAGATATAACTTTTAAATTTGACGGGGCCAATGGATATACTACGGAAATAGATGGTAAATTACAAGAGTTCATAGATAAAGTTGAAACTTATATTCAGTTTAGTTCTGAAGGTATATCTTTAGGAAAAATTAATAATCCTTTTATCGCAAGTCTTGGTAATACAGAATTATCATTCTTACAAGATGGTGTTAAGGTAGCTTATATAAGTAATAATAAATTATATATAACAGATGCAGAAATAAGAAACAAACTAACCATTGGAAATCAGACTAATGGATATTTTGATTATATACCTAGACAAAATGGAAATCTAAGCATGAAATGGAGGTCGAGTTAATGGCAACAAGTAGTTTAATGAGTACCTCTAATCAATATGTAAAGTATTATATAGAGTGTATTCAAAATAGTCAAAGCATAGCAAATAATACTTCCAGTGTAACTGTAAAGGTATGGGCGAAGAGAACAAACTCAGGATATGAAACTTATGGTACAGGTACAGTATATTGCAAAGTAAATGGAACTACTTATAGTGCAGCAATAAGTACTTCACAAAAGATCACATCAACCCCTATTTGTTTATACAGTGGGGGTTTTACTATTCCACATAATGACGATGGTACAAAAACTCTTACAATGTCAGCATGGATTAATATACCATCTATTGTTACGTCAAGTGAACAAAGTTATTCCCAATCATTAACAACAATAGCAAGAACTTCACAGCCAACAGTAAGCTCATATTCAACTACAATGGGAAATGGTGTAACCATTTATACACATAGGGCTTCAACTTCATTTAAGCATACTATTACCTATAAATTTGGAAGTGCAAGTGGAACTATAGTCACAGGACTTGAAACAGATTATACATGGACTATACCGTTATCTTTATCTAATCAGATTCCTAATAGTACAAGCGGAGTAGGCACTTTAACTTGTCATACTTATAATGGAAGTACATTAATAGGGACTAAGACAGTTAGTTTTCAAGCTGTAGTTCCTAATTCTATTGTCCCTAGTTTTTCTTCTTTAGGTATAACTAGAGTTGATAATGGAGTACCTTCTGCTTGGGGTGTGTACGTTAGAGGAAAAAGTAAGGCCACTCTTACCATTAATGGAGCCAGTGGCTCTTATGGTTCTAGTATAGTAAGATACTCGATTAGTGGCGGAGGATATTCTTCTACTGCTTCATCTTTTACTACGGGTGTATTAAATACAATAGGTACAAATACTTTTACTGCAACTATAACAGATTCTAGGGGAAGAACTGCAACTAAGACTGTTGCCTGTTCTGTAGTTGATTATTTTACTCCAAGAATCAGTTATGTAGAGGCTTATAGATGTACATCTGCTGGAGTTATTGATGAAAATGGTACTTATATAAAAGTTAAAGCTGATTTTACTTATGCTTCAGTAAGTGGTAAGAATACTTTTAGTTCCAATGTAAGCTATGCGGTTTATGATTCAATTTCATGGAGTACACCAGTGGCAATTACAAATAATGCGTACTCTTCTGCAATTGGTGGCGGAGCTATTAGTATAGATAATAGTTATACTGTGAAGTTTAGAGTAGCTGATTATTTTACTAGTCATGAAGTGTATGAAACTATTCCAACTCCTACTGTAACTATGGATTTTAAAAAGGGTGGAAAAGGTATAGGAATAGGTAAAGTATCTGAAACTGATAATTTATTAGATGTAGCTTGGAATACAAATGTGGATGGAGATTTATATGTTGGGAAAAGGTCATATTTAAATGGATTAGTTGATATTAGTGGTTTTACTAGTATTTATAGTGGAATGAATGTATCTCAGGATGTTAATTTTTATAAAAATATATATGTAACTGAATGGATTAGATGTTTAGGTACAACAGGTGTATTTTTTCAAAATTATGGTGGAGGATTTAATATGTCTGATACTACTTGGATTAGAACATATGGAAGTAAGAATTTTTATTGTGACAAAATACTTCAGGGGCAAACTGTAGATGCTGTAGCTTTATTAAAAGTCCCTAGAATTTGTGCTAGAAGTGGAGAAAACTTTTTTATAGGGTCAAGTGGTAATAATAGAGTAGAGCCAACATCAACAGGTATTAGAATATATACTACTCCTGTAGGTTCAAATGACTCAGGTTTAATGATACAACCTGATGGGACTTGTGTAGTTAAAGCCAACAATGTTACTAGACATGCTTTCCAATCAAATGGTACTAAAACAGGAGGTTCAATGGAAATAGACGGTACTGTTTATGGTATGTCTCCAACAGATAGCCCACAAACTTTAATTGAATATATTGAATATGACGTTGAAATAGATGGTGAACAGAAGATAATGTTAGATTCTATTTATCAAAAAATGATTTCAAAATATGCTGTATTCCCTAGTAATTCAGATGTAAGAGTAGTTAAAAAAGAAAGAGACAGCTTTACAGTGATTGGAAAAGGATTATGTGATTTCTGTGTTAAAGGTCAGAGAAAAGATGCAGACGAATATTTCAGAATAATGGGAGGTTTTGAACATGGCAATACAGAAGAAGGTTCTATATAACGGTGCAGAGATAAATTATTGGAAGATTAGTGGTATAAATGTAACATGGACAGGTAAAATAGCTCAAATATTTATAATAGGTTTTTTAAGCGAAGAAGATAGAAATATAAGTATAGAGAATAAAGTTATTATGGAAAATTACATGTGTAAGAAAGAAAAGTTTGATGAATATTTTGGTGTTAACTCTTTAGATGCACATAACCCGTTAAAAGCTTCATACAATTTTTTGAAAAGTGAACTTGATATATTTGTTGAATCAATAGATGTATAAAAGTAGGTGTAATATGAATGATGAATTAAGAGATCATAAAATTGAAGTACATGAGAAGAGAATTAATAATCATAGTGAGCGCATCGATGAACTTGAAAAAGGAAGAGCGGCTACAGATGTTAAGATGGATAACCTTTGTGAAAAGCTTGAAGCACAAACAAAGAGTATGAACTGGCTTATAGGACTTATGGCAACAAGTTTGCTAGGGTTCTTTTTTTATGCAATTCAGACTAATTTATTTAAATAAGGAAGGTGTATAATATGGATTTTGTTAATTACATTACAGAAAATGCTTTAATTTTAATACCAGTACTTTATATTATAGGTATGATTTTAAAAGGGATTGAAAGAATAAAAGATAAATATATACCATTAATACTATTACCTATAGGCATGGGTCTAGCCATGGCACTTATGGGCATTAATATAAATGCTATAATTCAAGGAATTTTAGTAGTTGGTGTTAGTGTTTATACCAATCAACTTGTAAAACAAATTAATAAGTAGTTTACAGAGTGAGGGCAATCTCACTTTTTTATATTTAAGGAGGAATAGATTATGAAATTAAGAGGTATAGACGTATCACATCATCAAGGGACTATTGATTGGGATAAGGTTAAAAGTCAGATAGATTATGCAATCTTGAGTGTAGGATATGGTGATAACATAACAAGCCAGGATGATAAACAATTCCATAGAAATGCTAAGGAATGCACAAGACTTGGAATACCATTTGGAGTCTATATTTACTCTTATGCAACTTCGATAGCACAAGCCAAGTCTGAGGCAGATCATGTGTTAAGACTTATTAAAGGATATAAATTAGACTATCCAGTTTATTATGATCTAGAAGATGCAGGAACTACAGGAAAGTGCTCTAATAAACTTATTGCAGATATGGCGGAGGTATTTTGCAATGCTATAGAAAAGGCTGGTTATTGGGCTGGTATTTATGCAAATACATCTTGGTTCACTAACAGGTTAACAGATGCTAGATTTAATAAGTGGGTTAAGTGGGTGGCACAATATAATACAACTTGTACTTATAAGGGTAAACATGATATGTGGCAATATGCTAGTGATGGAAGAGTAAATGGTATTAGCGGTAATGTAGATATGAACTATTGCTATGTGGATTACCCTAGTTTAATTAATCATAAAGCTAATATAACTAAACCGGCAAAACCGAAACCTAATACAGATAGCAAAGAAGAAAAGAAAATGGATTATATTATACAATATTCAAATGCAACAGACCAGGCTATAGCTGAGGTAATGGCAGATAGGCTTAACTGTCCAACAATAAATTGTTTAAGACCATATGCACATTATGGACAATATAAAACAGTTATTGCAGTAGGAGAAGCTAAGAATAAGAGCGGATATACCAATGTGCTTATCCAGGGTAAGAATAGAGAGGAAACATTAGATAAGGCTATAGATTATTGCAAGAGCTTGGGAAGGTAGATTCAAAGGGGAGTGGGTTAAAACTTGCTACCTTTATTTTTTTATCTAAATTATTTACTAATATTTAATGTAAGACCATATTTATACTATAAAGAAGGAATTTTGTATATTGTGTCGAACGTATATTAAAGTAAAAAAATAAACCACTATGACGGCAAAATCAGCAGTGGTTTAAAACGAATATGTATTCGTAACTTTATTATCTCCATTATATAGTAATAAAGCTATGAATGCAATAATATTTATATATGGGGGAAAGATATGATTATTATAAAAAAAGCAATAATGCACATATTGAATAATAAGGAAGATGAGAAGGTTCTTGCAGAATTTGAACTGACACTCAATGATAAAATAATAAATTTAATTAATAAACATATAACAACATCTCAAAGACATGATTATAGGAAAATAGCTGAATTTAGTTCAAATAATAATGTTGTTAGTAGTTCATGTGAAGAAATATTTTCAAATAATGATAGTTTTATTGAGGAATCTAAAAATATAGCCAATCAATTATTTGATTCAATGAGAGGAACTGCTTCTCCAGCAAACTTTATTGTATGTCTTTATGAAGAAGATCAAATTCAATGGATTGCATTATTAAAAATGGATTTCAATGAAAATTATAGACCAATAATTACAGAAGTTGATGGGAAAAATAAAGTTGATATTGAGATTATTGAAGGAACTTTGCCAAATAAAAAGCAAAAGTTACAAAAGTGTGTTTTTATACCAAATAAGATTTATGAAGACCAAACAGAGAATAATGATATTTTCATCCTAGATAAGCAATCTGGAGATGAAGTATCAGATTATTTTAAAATTGATTTCCTACATTGTAATTTAAAAAATTCAAGTAGAGACAATACAAGAATGTTTGTAACAGAGCTGTTATCTATTATACAAGAAGAATATAGCAATGATCAATCTAGGGAAAAGGATATTATTGATCAAATGTGGAAATTATTATTAGAGAAAAAAGGAAAAACAATATGTGTTCCAGAGTTTGTGAGTACATTATTTAATGAAGAAGATACTGAGGAAGAAATAGACACGGAAAGCATTATGGAAAAATTAAGTTTACGAAGTTTCGATTTTGAATTTATAGGATTTGAGAAATATATTAATGTTAGAGCAGGTAGAAGGAAGATTGAAACAGGAATAGGAATTACTTTATTTGGAGATAACTCTGCTTTTATGAGAGATAATTTTTGTATAAGTGAAGAAAATAGTGATGGAAATGTTGATATAACATTAAAAAATGTAACAATAAAAGAAAAACTTAGTTAACAAAAGGAGGGTTATTATGAAAAAAATTGTGGAAGCATTTTCTGATATTAAGAAGTTAATGCAGGAAAATATAAATATATCATATTCTACAAATTTAATTAAATTAAGTGGTAACTTAATTAATATTAATTTTAATGATTACGTATATATGCTTAAGAACTTTCAGAATTTTTTTATGAATTCAATAACCCTCATAATGAAAAAAGGCAGTGATAGTTTAGATTTAGGATATGGTTTTAATAATATAGACATCTTAGATAATGATATAAGAGAGTATTTAAAAAATAATTATATAAATATAGAAATTATTATTGATAAAAAAAGATTACAAAAGGTATTAACTTGTAATGGGATAATAAATAGCAATATTGCTGTAGAAGTATTTTATTCTAAATCAGAAATATTAAACTATTTTACGGGTGAATACTGTGAAATTGAAAATAAGTTAAGTGACAATAAATTAAATTGTTTTATCATAATAGATAATAATATATTATTAATAAATAAATCTATATGCATTATTGGAGGAGAAGAGATTAATAATATTAATTTAAATTATGATGATGAATATTATAGCAATAGAAATAATATTATAAAACTAAGAAATGAATTATGCAATTGGAATAGAGCTACAAGATGGATAATTCCAAATGATTTTTACTTTGAAATTATAGATGATGAAGTAGAACTTCAAAGTGATATAGTTAATTTATTTATGAAATTATGTCTTGATTTAGTCATTAGATTTATAGCTAATTCTTCTGTGGAAATTGAAGGTCGTACTTTAAGCACAATAAGTGGGAATAAAAAGATAGATGTAGAATTTAATGCTGACTTTAAGCACTATAATATTAAGTCATATAAAGAACTATATAAATTATATAATTGGATATATGAAAAATATTCATTTGATAAGATTAATATATGCAGAAATGTAATAAGTGTATTAATATCTGCTAAATGGAATAAGGATTGTCCTAGTAATGTATACAACATAATTTTAAACAATTCAACATGGTTAAAGGATTCCGTAGAAGACAATTTTAAAAAATTTTTAAACGGAAATGTAAATGAGTATTTTAAAGAGAAAAGTAATATTATAACTCAAATAGGTAATGATATCAGTATCATCAATAATCAAATATATGAAATTACAAAAATAGTAAATTCGAATTTGATTTCATTCATCGGTATAATCATTGCAGGAGTTGTTGGATATGTTGCCAAAGGAGAAATTTCATTAATAAAAATTTTAATGTTACTATATGTAGGTCAGTTAGATATAAATATAATATTAAATATTCCATTAATTCTAATTAGATTTTTTCAAAGTAAAAGTGATTTTAATTACAAGTGTAAACAATACGAAAATACTTATTTAGAGGATAAACAGTTAGATATTGCTAAAAAAAAGAATAAAGTAAATACTACAACATTTTATATATATGTTATTATAGTTATAATAATTGTAGTAATAATTAACTTTATATTATACAAATTGATTAAAGATTCGGAATTCGTAAATAATATAATGAAATGGATAAATATAAAATCTATATAG